ACTACTGGCTGCGCTATTCTTAAATGCGGCATAATACTCGTTAGCTTTTACACCACTAGATGCGAGGAAACTACTTAATCCTGTAGCTCCCTTTTCAGTAACTTCTCTTGCTTTAGTTGCAAGTTCTTTAATACTATCCACAGTGATATCTCCGATACCTGTAAGATTACTACCTACAGCAGAAATAATTCCATCTGCAAAGGAATTTACTCGAGTCTTCTTAACTTCAGGTGCAGCAATCGCCTCTAAGCCTTTCTTCAATCTACGTTTGTTTTGAGCTTCTCTCTTTTTACGAGCAGAATCAGTCTCAACAGTTGAGGGATCCTCTACAAGTTCTGTGCTAAATAGTTCTTTCAAAGAGATTGCACCCTTAGCGTATTCTTCTCTGTTGTTCTTAATATTGGTAAAGATACGTTTAGATAACTCGCTAACATTCTTAACTAATTGATTACCTTCTTGTAGTATCTTGCTTTGACTAAAGAATGTACTGAAAATACCTTGACCTCCGCCGGAGGAAATTAATTTAGTAACAGAGCCAACTACACCCAAGACCGCATCACGAATAAAGCGACCAGTACCGTCTTCTCCTAGAAATGAGATTAACAACAATGGTACAGTAGTTAGTGCAGTGGCCAATAGACCAGCGTTAGTGAAAACGTACAATCCGAGGTTAATAGCTGTTGACAGTAATGCATTTTGATTAGCAACTGAACCAAAGAACATTGTATCAATTAACGGTTTTTCATTTTTACCTACAGCAGCTATTTTGACTGCACGGGCAATACTAAAGTAACTTTCAAATATTGAAGCTTCCTTATTCTTATCCTTTTCACCACCGCCAATTAAATCTGCAAGTTCACCTTGCTCACCTTTGTTTGGTTTAAGGTATCGACCAATAAACGCAGGTCCAACTAAGCGAAGGGAAGCGGATATCAAAGAAGCATCTTCAGACATGAAGCTAAAGAGGCTTGCCATCTTTGTAAGAATACCTGTGAATCCTGAAAACTCGGATGCAAAACCTTTGATTACAGATGGTAACAATTCAATTACAGTGTTTGCAACTTCAACAATACCAGCCACAATACCTTTTAACAATACAGCAAGACCTTGACCAAATGTTTCAGCAATAGACTTAGTAAGCCGTGTACCAAAGACTTCATCAATACTCTTAAGTAAAGGTATTAACAAAACACCCTTTAAGAAGTCACCAGACACTATTCCTAGTTGCGAAAAGAATTTACCACCTTGTAATACACTTAAAAGCGCAGAGGAAAACGCAGCTAAAAAGCCAGATCGAATTGTATCAAAGTTAATGTTTCTTACAAAGTTATTAGAGAAATAACCATTTAGTAAACCATAAACAACTGAAAAAGTCTTTTTAAATGAATCTATTATGTTTCTACCAAAGGCGAATACGGCATTTTCTGATCCAACTAACTTTTTAGTGTAAGCGTTAACATCATCAACTAGATCAGGCCAATAAGAATGACCTACAACTTTATCCCAAACTAAGTAAAATACTTGAGCAACCTTATGCCCAAACTCTTTGATATATTTGAATACAGATTCTAGTCTACCGCTATATAGCTGTATACCAGATACCATATCTCGGAAGCTAATCATAGAATCACGAAACGCATACTTAAAAGAGGAAGTGAATACTCTAGTTAAAAAGTTAGTAATTAGTAATAACTCTTTGATAATTGGCTTTGAAGACAACCCAGAGAAATCTGCAGTTCCAGAGAACAAATCTGCAAATAAAGTAGAGACTACTCTCTTAGCATCAGAGAAAGACCTACGGATACCATCTACGAATTTACGAGCAAGCTTATCCGCATTACTGGCAGTTAGATTATCAAATAATGCATCTGATAGTGCTTCATAAAATGAAACAGCGTACTTATAGAATTTAGCGTACATCCTATAGACAGGTGCAAAGAAGTAGTAATCAAAGATTTCGCTAAACACATAGCCAGTTACTTTTAAGGTGTACAGCAATCTATCAAAACGTACGTTATTGATAAATAGAATACGGTTATCGATTATATTGAAGAACCTCAGTACAGCTTTCATATCTTCTACAGCGCTAACTCGGAAGCTATTGATATCAGCACCTAAGATCTCTACACCTAGACGATCTAGTTTAGGTGTTGCTAAGTAAAAGTTTACTTCTTTTAACCCCTCTACAAAGTCAGAGAGATTTCTTGTATTAAATAACCTAGCGATTGATCTTTCAAGATCCTTATCACGCAACCCATCAAAGGCAGTTCCGCCTCCAAGTAACGCGAAGATCTCGTACATACTCTCAACACTCTTTCGTACATCTCTAGTTGATCTATAGAAGCTAGCAGAAATCTGTCGAGTAGTAAGTAAGAATTCTTGTCTCATATAAGAAGTTACTTCTTGTACTGGACCTCTAATATCAGGGACTAACTTACTTGCACTGTCTTTAAGATTTTTACTTAAGCGTAGCATCTCTTTACCAAGACTTGCAAGTACAGACGCTTGTGCTTTACCTACATCAGCTAGTCCAGCATTGATTAGTGAACCATCAGCATTAAATTCAATTTTCTGGCTTATCTTAATAGGTTTTAAACCAGTCAACTCAAGGAGTGTTCGATATTCTTTAATTTTACCTTCAAAGTACTTATACTGTTTAAAGGTATCGTAAATATCAAATAAATTTACATTAAACAGATCTATTGCTCGTAATGCAGTTGCAGCAGCACCTAATTTATCGATAGAAGAAATAGTACTAACTATCTGATACTTAAATGTTAGAATGTTAGTCCTAAGGTTTAAGATAACATCATCCGCAGTTTCACTTGCGTTAAATAAGAACTTAGCTAATCTGGTGTAGTTTCCAGTAGCCTCTGCATATTCTTTTACGATTAAAGATCCAGTGAATCGTATCTGGTTTAAGGCTTGTTGTACAGTCGGGACTGTCTTAGCAAAAGCCTCGTCTACCTTACCTGAGGTAGTCAGCAGTGCATTAAACACTACATCAGTTGTTAGTTTACCTTGTTCGGCAAGACCACGTAAAGCACCAATAGAGCTACCGATACCTGTGGCAATACTGTCTGCAACAGCTGGTAGCTGTTCGAGTACTGAGTTGAGTTCTTCACCTCTTAGTACACCTGATTGCAAACCTTGTGAAAGTTGTAATAAACCTGCGGATGCACTCTCAGCAGATGCACCAGAGATTGAAATAGACTTGTTTAAAGATTCAGATACACGCAATATCTCTTGTTGAGACTTAGCAAAACCCTTTGTAGATTTAGTAAGTGTGCTGTATATGCCGATCGTGTCTTTATAGTTGCTACGTGTTTCTCTACTTAAATTAATTAGCTTACGTTCAACGTTTAATAACTCTTCTGTTGAGTTTGTAACAAGTTTTAGCTTGTTATTTAAATTTGTAAATTGATCAGCGGTAGCCATTAGGCCCTTAGCCACGGAGTAGCTACCGATAGCAACCCCTAGCCTTACGGCAAGTTTGGTAGTGTTCGCAATAGCGGACGCTGTAGTGTCTGCTGCTACTTGTACAGACTTAGCGGATCCAGTAGCGGTTGCTGCAAGCGATTTAAGAACAGACTGAGTACCATCGGTTACTTTGTTTGTTACTTTTACTGCAGATTCTCCAACTTTAACAACGGACTTGTTAAGTTTTTCTAAGTCTAGCCTAGCAGAAGACGAGTCAGAAGAGACTTTTAATGCTACATCTGTCATACTTTCTCCTTTTAAAAAAATGCTCCTAACCCATAATAGGGCTAAGAGCTATACTGAATTGACTTAGGTTCAAAGCCATTTCTCAAAAATGTTTGTTCGATGAAGAATGCAGGCGCTTGTTTAGAAGAACCTCTATTTAACGCGTTAATGTAAGGAGCATCATTCTCGATGTATGTGTTTTGTTCAGTGAACGATATTTTGAAATTATCTAAAAACTTAACGGAAATCTTGAATGAAGTCCTATTGTATGAGGTCCATCTACTCCTAGCATAACCTGTATCAATAGGTGTAGCTGCTTGTAGATCTGCTACTAACTCTTCGATAGCAGCATTTGTTTGACGCTCTAATTCTTTTTGTGCAACAGAGGATAGTTTCTTACTAAGACCATCTGCATTCAGTTTAATCTTGATCATCATCCATCCTCCATTCAATATTATTATTAGCTGCTACAGTTTGTAATTTACTTAACCATCCAGAGTTTACTAAACTCTGCGCTAGTCTTTGTTCTTCAGGAATATCTTCAGCTGCCTTCTTAAGTGCTGCTAATGAAGAGAATAACTTCTCTCCCTTTTCCTTTACACCTTGTGCTTGTAGTAGCATATGCGTACGCTGGTCATCTCGCCATCCAGGAGGTCTTAAGGAGAAGTATTTACTCCATCCTAAAAGCTCTTCGTAAGGCATCTCGTATAGTTGATAAACCGGCATCCGTAATTGGTATGCCAGTTCATACAATTCTATACTAGTTGAATCAAGCGTTATTTCTGTGCGTTTCCCAAGCCAGAGAACGTTAGAATCTCATTAGATAGCTTTGATAGCTCATCAATTGGGAAGTTCTTGAAGTCTTCTTCAGACAACTCTTCTGCACCATCTACTGCCTTACTAATCACATATTGCAATAGATCTAAACTTGCGTTATCATCTGTAGCCTCTGCGGATGCCTTGGATTTCTCTTGGATCTCCATAACCTGAGCTACCGATAGTTTACGGACATTTACATCCTCGCCCATAAACTTAACTTTCTTTGACATTGTCTTACCGATTAAATGCTTCATATTTCTTTATCCTTTATTTTTACTTACTATCACTAAACAATTGTTTGTTATTCTCTTGAAAATCATCTAACATCTTACGTACTGTATGTAGTACGGATAATGTTTCCATAATCTCTCTTCCAGTATCACTGTTCTTATCAAAATCCTGAAATCGTTCAAAGGATTTACGGATACTGATATCTACACTTCTACGCATATGACGTAGAGTAGTCTTCATAACAAAAGACTTACTGAATGGTGGGTTTGTTTCTAACATAATACCTCTTTAATACTTATTTAATATATCCAAAGGGCGGGGGAGAAGGGTGTTCTCCTTTACCGTCCTCTGGTAAAACCCCTCCGAAGAGGGGGTTAATTAGATCGTTGCTGGACCGAAGAAATCACCTTGAATAGACAAGGTTAGAGTAGCTTGGTTAGCATCGGTTAGTTGTGGGCTAACTAATAGAGCTTCAACTTTACCTACGAAGTAGAAGTTAGAGTTCTTAACAGTACCTAGACCACCTGCAGTGCAAGTTAATGCAACAGGCTTAGAGTTCAATAGAGAGAACTGGAATGCATACTGGTTACCGTCACCTACCATGTCACCAAGAACAGTACCATCAGCCCACTCAGAGGCTACATAGTTAATCGTCATCTCTAGGTTAGGAGCGTCTGACTGACCTTGAATCTGGCTAGACGTCTTTTGACCGTACACAGGTACGTTAACGATGTTAGCAGGAGTACCAATCTGTGGAAACTCACGAACGTTCTTAACTTCAACGAAGTCAGCAGCGTTAGCGAATAAGCCAGTTAACTCAAGTAGAGTATCAGCTGAAGCAGCAGAGGCTAGAGGGGTTTTGTTAATAACTAGGGCTGAAAATACGCCAGCGCCGATTGAATTTAAATGTGCCATATTTTATTCTCCGATATATGTCATGTTTATTGTGTATTCCGTACGATACAGACTCTTTTGAACTTCATCAATAGAACCTGCAGCTAAGGAGCTTGTGCCTAATCCGATACCATTATCGAAGGCTTTGTATTGTAGTAATGTGTCGAGATGAGTTGCGATTTCCGCTATTCTTTTCTCACCAATTCCAGATTCTACGAATATAGATATGATTATTAGACCAAAAGATTTTTTCCCAACTCCATAATAGTTGAGTGCGGTTCTTCCAGTTAATATATTAAATCTAATAAACTCTTTGTCTGTGATATTCTGATTATAGTTACTAGGATACGTTGGTATGTTTAAACTACGCCAACTAGAGCTATTAAAGAGAGAGTAAATTGTGTTTGTAACTGCTAGATGCATTATATCTCCTTTAGTTCAAACTGTGTAATAAACTCATCCGAGCTAATGAGAGAGGGTTTATAAATTTTACCTGTAATTTCTACTTGGGTATAATAGTTGTACTCTCTACCCTCTGTCTTAACTAATAAAGTTAATGATCGCACAGGTACATTTAAGGTTGAAGCAACATACATGTTATTCTTCGCATAAAATACAAAACCTTTAAGTGTAATTGAAGAGACGTTTTTAGCGACTACCTCACCTGCACCAAAATCAAAAGCAATAACTTCTTTAGTACTAAACTTTGCATCTACAGTAAGCTCAGCTAACTTTTTAAACGCAGTATCAACTCCGCCTTGAATAGATGAACGAACTCCCATTAGTTAGCCCTCCACCATGTTCTTGCACCAGAACCTAGACCTGCTCCACCTAATACTGCTTGCTGACCTCTTACTGTCAAAGGCTTTAGAATAGATGTATATAGTCTAGGAACAGGTCGTGCCTGTACCCTAGAACCATCACTATCTGAATCCTTCAATGTAATCGGGCCGATAGTGATCTCTTCAAAGTTTTGATCTGAAGGAGTAAGCATGTTTTCATTAGCTAACAATTCGTAGGCTAATTCAAGAACAGCTAGTTTCATTCTCTTAGGGACTTCTGTCTCTGATACCTCTAGAAAATCACCAAACTTAGGATCAAAATACCTGACCCCTTTACGAGGCCAGGCAAGATTTTGAGTTAAACTGACAGCAGTACCTAAGAAAAGATTTTCATCAGCAATTTGAGTAGCAGTAATTAAAGCACTCTCTTTGTCATCTTCGTCTGCGCTATGCCATGCAGATGAGTCAATACGAGTTTCGAAATACTCATCAGCATCACAGAGACATACGTAAGAATTTGTACCTTCTACTAATGCCATCAGTATCCCCTAATTAAGCGTGGAGAATAGGAAGAATACCTAGATTCAAGGAATTCATCTTACGTGACCAGCTAGCCGCAGTAGCATAAGCTGTGTTAGATGCAAACACGCTAGTAGAACCAGCCCAGTCGTAACCAGCAGGATGTACTACGAAGCCATAACGATACCAGATGTTAGTAGAACCACCACCAGTATAGGTAGAGGCATTACGCTCAACTTCAACAGGAGTAGGTACAGCGATAGGGGTAAAGCTGATAGAACCTGGCTTAACAAGGAAAGTAGTCTTGGTAGACTGATCATTCACGTTAGCAGACGCACCTAGGTCGCCTTGAGCAACACGGCTGAGGATCAAACGGAACTTACCACCGAAGATAGTTTGGAATGTTAGGTTACCGTCAGTGACAGTAGTAACATCAACTAGGTTAGCAGCACGTAGCTCAGCTAGGATCTCAGGAGAAGTAACCATGTACATAAAGTCAGGTTCGTAATCCTTGAAAGCCATACCGATAGCCTTGAACAAGCGCTCACCACGAGCAGCGCCGATAGCGGTAGCATCGATTAGCTTACGAGCGGTTGAAGAACCAGCAGCAGCAGTACCGAATACACCTTCAGCGTTAATGTCAACGAACATACCAGTGGTAGATACATCAGCATCAGTATCAAAGGATACAATACCAGCACCACGAGCGACTTCAGCAGCAGCTACACCCTTGAGGGTACTAACAACAGCATCAGACTCGTCTTGTGAACGAACTTCTGAGAAGTCACGAGCGATCTTAGCTAGACCGTCTTGTTGGGAAATCAACTGCTGGAGGTTGATCTGTTGGCTACCAAAGGTACGAACAGTCTTAATGTAGTCAGCAATTTCAGTGCTAACATCAGTATAGTTACCAGCAGCGGCACTTGTCAAACTAGCTACGTTAATCTGAGCAGCTAGTGGTTTGTACCAACGGAGTTGACCGATAAAGCTCTCGCCTGTAGGGTCAATACGAGCATCACCACCAACGATGGCAGTAGAGTTGAGCTTCTTAGCATTGGTATACATTTCATCGGTATACGCAGAAATAGCTAGAGCTACATTTTGAAACATTGTATGATTAATCATTTTATTTTATCTCCTATAATTTTTAAAGTGAGAAGTTACCGAGTTTACCCGCAGCAGCAGCTGCAAGCATTTCATCAGTAGTCATCTCAGAAAGCTTCTTGTTAGGGTCTAGTTTAGGAGCACCACCTGGAGCACCTGAACCACCACCTGAATTGTTCTTCACTTTGAACAGAAAAGAATTTTCCTCGTTCTTAGCAAATTGACTTACAAAATCTTTGATTGATACGCCGGATCTATGAATCCATGCACCAGTTTCAGGATCTTGAGTTAACTGATCTACGATGTCACGATAAGCCATTAGGCTAGATCGGTCATTACGGAAGTCGAGACCACTTAGGGCATCACGAACAGCAGCATCACGGGTCAATTCAGTTACACGACCAGATGCAATAGCTAACTTTTCTTGTAGCTCTGCTAGCTTCATCTCTGCAACTTCTTTGTGTTTACCGTCATTCTCTAGTTCTTGAATCTTGCGTTGTTTAGCATCATCCTCTAAACGCACACGTTCGCGAACAGCAGCATCACGCTCTGCATAAGCTTTATCTAGATTTTGTTTTACTCTAGCTAAACGCTCTTCAACCAAACGGTTGATCATTTCTTCAGTTTCCTTATTAGTGTTTCCACCAGCACCTGACTCATCTGCCAATTGATCGGCCTTGAATTCGGGGTTAATCGAACCATCATCTAAGAATTCTAAATTACCATACTTATCTTTACGCATCAGTTATTTTCCTTTTGGCACAGCCAGTTTTTTAATTAAATTTTTGTTAAGAAATTGAACATCAATTTCAGGGGTTTTATTATGGACCAATTCCATAGAAGTCGTATCCTGGTTTAATAGGAGCCATAATGTCTTTTCTCGTTAGTTTATTGGGAGGATTAATCAATCCATCTTCAATCGCTTTTTGTCTGAGCTTCTTATATGTCTCGTTTGAGAGCCCCCCAGACTTAAGCGCCTTAAGTGTATTTTCAATGGTGTCACCTTCAAGAGCATCTGCATAGATCTCTCTCAAGGCAAACTTTACTTTATCTGCGTTAGCTATATTTGTAAAGAAAGCATCATGAATAGTTGCTGTCTCAATACCATTTTTTCTTCCCCATAGGTGAAAACGTCTAACAATAGTAGCATCATTCATATGGTTGCCATTAACACCCATACCAATACCTGCTCTCATTAGACTTGCTTTTCCTAGTAGTTTTCCGTCTTCAGCTCTGTCCTCGTAAATATTACGAACCATACGACCAGCTTCTTTATCGAAGAATTCAATACTTGTTTGAATCTTTGGTCTATATCTTTGGAAAAGCGTCTTACCATCGAAGGTAACCCAGGGTACATCGACCTTCTGAGTTTCATCTACGTAAGCCTTTGCAGCTTCTTTCCAAAATTGAACGAACTTAAGAGTTACAGGCGCTCTCTCAGCAAGCTTCCTAGACATAATCTCGGATACTGCTTTGAAGTCACTAGGGCCAACTAATCCTGCCCTAACGTTAGTAAGTTTATCTACGAACGCCTCTACATCTGGATGAGAGTCTCTTGCGGCTTGTAAGAGTTCGTTCCCCACGGGGGCTTCTCCCTCTATTACCTCATTTAATTCTCTCTTGAGTTGTCTTAATCCGAGTGCTACTTGATCTGCACCAAGCATCTCCGAATCTTTTATTTTCTTATCAATTATGTTGTTTATACCTCTGACCTCTTCTCGGGTAATAACTACATAACCTTTCTTCTCTAGTACTGAGGCAAATTTAGCCTCGATATTAGCTGCTTGTGTGGCTTTTCCAGCACCATAGAATGATACCATGTTCTGTGCCTTAGCAGCCTTCTGTAAATCTTCCCAACTAATATTTGCATCCACTAGAGCTTTGATCTTTAGGAACTCTGGATCTGAAACAGTATCCATAGCTACTAGGTCATAGAGTCTATTCTTTTGCGTAGTGGGAACTACATTTGAGTTGACTGAGATGTCTCTATCACCGGTACTTAGCCCGATAATCTGAGCACCCGATGCCGAAGCATCATTCTCAATCATTAATTTTGTTTTATATTTTCTTAGTTTAGCTACATTAGTAAAGTCACCATCAACCCAGTCATGTATACGTGAATACTCAAGAGCTAATCTAGAGATCTTAGCTACTTCCTCCGCATCTAACTCTCTAATGAGAGGATGCTCAAGGAACTCTCTAATACGTCTATCACGCTGTGTGGGATTAGTTTGTAGTCTACCAAGTTCTAGAATGCTCTGTCTGTTACGAAGAAAAATCTCCATACGACCTGCTTGAGTCAGGGCCTCAGTACCGGGGCCAATCATGGCTCCTGTCTGTAGCATTAGTTCTCTTACTGTACCTTCGTTAATGAACTCGGCCTTAGCCGTATTCAAGAAAGGTCGAACAACTTCACCACCGGTAGGGGTAAGCCATCCATCATAGTAAACACGTCCACGTCCATCAATTCTGGCCTGTACGTTAAAGGTCTTGCCTGTATCACGATAGTATTTAACAGTCTGCATTAAGCTGTAGCCTTGATCACCACGAGTCAGGATAAGTTTACGGAAATCATTTAGATCATCGTATTTCTTAACATTACCTCTAGGGTCTCGGAATCTTACAACTTCATCCATGAAGGTAGCAAATTCTTTATCTACCTCATAGTCTACAGACATGGTATGGTTAAGCATATTAGCAAAGTCTTTATCTATGAGCAGTTTATCGTAGTTACCGTTAGCTCTACGGGTAATAATCGGAACACCTGTGTTGTTACCACGAGCATCAAAATAAGTTTTCTCACCTGCACGAACATAGAGCTTATCTCTCGCACTTGTTTGACCAATACGTCTACTAATTAGTAATTTACGGTTAGCAACCTGTAGCTCTTTCATATCAGGGTTAAGTATTGATACCTCACGACTAACAGTATCTCTCCAAGGCCCACTACCACGACCTGTCTCTAAGTCAAGTACAGATCTTCTTGTAACGCCCCGCTTAGTTACTCTAATGAACTTCTTTTCTTGAAGTGCAGTGAGTATCTGTGAACCATCAGCGTGATAGTCACGTAGTGTAGGGTTAAAGAAAGGAAAGACATGTTTATCGGTAAGCTTGTAATTTTTTCTTAGGCTCTTACCAATGTTAATTGCAAGTGAGTCATAATCAGTAGAAGAACCATCAGCCACTAACCCTAATACTTTCGTAATAGCATCAATAGCAAACTTACCTCCTACATTTTCCTCTATGAGTTCATCAAGATAGTTTTTCTTGTTCTTATTAAACAAGAATTCTAAGTCAATAATTGAGCGGATGTCTTCACGTCTATTCCTTAAGAATCTAGATATTGTGAATAGATCAGGTTCTTTCTTGAATTTGTAAAATAACTTAGCACCAGGTACATTAGCCTCTAAGAACTTTTTGAGCTGTTTTTTGAATTTAAACTCGTCTCTACCAATAGGTCCTTGAAACCAAGTAAACAAAGGTGTCTTACCTGTGTATAAGAGGTTTCTAGCAATACTACGACCTACCCTAGCTTCCCATGCCTTAGCAAATCTTTCGTTATCTAATTGAGATTGTTGGATTTCTTCAAAGGTATAGTACTTACCAAAGACCTGTACTTTAGCTGCTTCACCTGCCCCACCGTAAGAATCAAACTGTGAAGCGGAGGCACGACTACGGCGATCAAGAATACGACTAGTGTTAGTTACAGAGAATTGCATCTCTGCTCTAACAACATTAGAGAAGTTCTCCCATGGTCGTTTATCATTTGCATGTCGTTCAAATACTACTCGAAGGTTCTCTGCGATAGCTGTTTGTTGGTTAACACTTACAGTATCATCTAAAGCATTAACAAAGTCCTGAATATATGTTTTTTGATCTTGACTTAGAATCTTAGAATTCCTAACAAAGTCAAGTCTTTCTTGTAACACAGTAAAGTCAGGGTTGTAAAGCAAAGTACTAGTTACTTCTCCCGTAAAGGGATCGTAGCTATTATTACGTTCATCAAACTCGTTATTAGAACGAATTCGAGTAGTACGTTTACCCTGTAATGTTGTTCCACGGAAGTCTGTCAGACTAAGTGCTTGTTTAGCATTCTCAGCATCTGCAATGTAGAGTTCCTTTAAAATCCTAGTATTCTCAGGGCTTCTCAAGAGATCATATGGGCGGCTGATATTAAGCCCTATTCCATTAGTCTCCTTAAGTTCCTCTATACGCTGTCGAGTAGGGAATACAAAGGTTCTAGCGTTATCAAGCTTTCTTAATGCTGCAATACCTAGTTGTTTACCCTTTGTAGTAGTAAAAGAATTAAGAATTAAGTTACCAGATTGTAGTAATCCAGCCTTAACCTCATCACCTAGGTGTCCTACTTGCACTACCATAGGTTGTCTCTTTAACCATTGTGTGTAGGTCTCAATTGCAGGAGCTACCCCATTAAGGAAAGATTCTTTTTTCTTTAGCAATTCTTTTGTCTTGAATCGATCTTTATTTACCTCAGCCTCAGCTAGTAACTCAGATTTACTTTTCAATACAGGAATCATACTACTACGACAATTCCAATGTAATGGAGGTCTAAATCGTGTATCGTCTAGTTTATACAATTCACCATCATGTCTAGCGCATATGGGGCTAGTACGAGAGTCAAGAACAGCAGTAAAGCGATAACCCTTAAGTACATGCTTGTTCTTAGACATAACTAAGTCCATAGCTGTAGATTGCGTATTTGTAATAGCTGTTCTAACAAGACTCTTAGCCTGTACCTCTACAAGAGTAGTACTTTTAAGTACATCCTCAATGATTTGTTTATTAGACAGACCATCGACAAGACCTTTCTTAACCTTAGCCTCTACCCTACTCAGTTCTAATGTTCCTATAGAGTCAAAGTGTTCCTTAAGAGAACGATTAGCAGCAATGTTAGGCCCGATTAGTCGAGGAATAGCATCACTACCTTTAGGTCTTTCAACCTTATAGAATGATCCTACTGACTTGTCGAGGTTATTAGCATTAAAGCTAACAGCAGCATCTGCATAGTCGTTAACAGAGTTAGTTACTAAGGTTCTCAATTCAACAGTAGACCTTGTGATCTCTGGCTTTACATCAGCCTTAATGTCCTTAGACAAAATACCACGTAATCTACGTTGATGTCTACGAACAACTCTGCTTACATTTGTAGATGTCTCAGCTTCATATAACCTAGTATCGGCTAAGTGCTGGACAATTCTATCATATACCTCTATGTTTACTGAAGACATATTTATCCTTTATAGTAAGAAAGATTCTACTAATCTTCTCCTAGTTAATCCTCTTAATACTTTACCACCAGCACGATCCCATCGCACTATTTGTTCTCTAGCACCTTGCCAGTCTTGTACATCTATTTTCCTACGTAATGTACTAGCACGATACCTAGCTACTCCTAGGTTGTATGCAAAGCTTGTTATTGCACCTAGGGCCTTAGGGTATCCTACTAGAGAAGGGGAAGCTTGAAGTACCCCGAGCATATAGTTGTGTTTAATTTCCTCTACTAGCCATTGTTCTGCTAGTTCTTGTGATATTGGAGGGTGAGACATTGTAACCTTAGACCCATCAGGCTTATAGACAGTGCCATAGCCAATGGTGGGAATACCAATAGGATCTAGGTAAGGAGCACTTGAGAATCCCTCAAACTCCTTACATATTCCGACTGCGATGTCAACTGCTTCGATCATATACACGACCTACGAACCAGAATACTAGGATCATACTCAGGATAGCCACGTCATCTGCAGTCCAAGCATGCTCTAAGATAGTACCGACATCTGCACCTGTAGTGTATAGTAGCCATAAACCTACTGACTTAACAATAGAGT